CACGCCCTTTGTGTGCTCATTACTCATGCAAGCTATTACAGCTCACATCTAACCAGCGGAAAAGTCTCTTAGCGAAAAGCTGAGACCTTCTTTGTACCGCTGATCTAAAGAGAAAGGAGGTAGTTTCATCAGCGTATTGGTCCTGCCAAAAACTGTGGGCAGGACGACACGTCTCACCTACCGTAACGGACTTCCTAGTCACGTATACGGCAAACTGGTTCCCCCCGCTTGGCCCAAGTTCAAATGGGCTTCTACGGAGAGGGCGATCTCGCAAAGCGACCATCAGCTTTCGGAAGCTAAAGCTCTCCCAGCCGACAACCAGTGTTTCCACCGGTCTTATCACCAAGCGATGGTAACGCCACCTACCTGCAGAATAACGTCCAGCACTCATGCTGGGCTCATGCAAATAGGTTGCAAACTCCGTATCCGATCGCGGCCCCTTAAACCTCATAAAAGAAGGAGGTATCCAGGACTCAATCGTTGCTGCTACGAAGCTGCGGTTAATTCCGAAGTAGATGTTGAGTATCCTTGCCAACTTATTACGGTCGACAAATAGCTCCATCACCGTTTCCGGCACCGCATCTATACTTACCGATCGCACTTCTTGCCCTTGGTACCAGTCGGTCCCGCAACTCTCCTTGACTATCCCGTAAATAAAGGACTTGTCTCGGTTTATCACAAAACCACATGACTGGAGAACATGTATCACTCCCTTAGCGTAGGCTTCACGGACAATGATATCATCGCCGTAAATAGCCATATCGCTTTGGAAATTCACACGTCCTGATTCTAACCTTATCACTGCTTGAGTTAAGGCAGCGAAGATCAGAGATTCTACCGCAAAGGTGTAACCGTTCCCCATGCTACTAAGTTTTTCGTAGCGCACCTTTCCAACGCCCGGAATAAAACCCGTTGGCGATGCAAGGTCTACCAGGAAACGATACCACGCCTCAGGAAAAAGCAAGCGACAAATGGCTAAAGAAACGCCATCTGAGGCCCCTTTCAAATCGAGAGTACTATATAGATTACTAGTATTTCCTCTCATCTCTGAACCCAAGGCAGCCAAAACCTGATTCTTTGACTGGTCATCCAGGTCAATATCGAAGCGTTTTAAGGCGCGCCGAATTTTCCCATCAACACCAAGCTGCAGATACAAGTTCATAAGCGGCTCAATTGCTATAGTCCTATCAGTTACAGAGGACTTAGGCACAAAACCAATTCGATTCCCATCGACGACGTCAAAGACGTCGGACCAGAACTGGCGCATATCCAAAGGATAATGCATAGGGATTCCCTTCCTCAAGCGATAGCTCTCGGTTAGGGCACCCATCCAACGCTGGTCTGTTTCAATGAAGAATCGGGCATAACGAACACTGTCAACCGTGACGGTGTAGGGCCAGTCGGCGTACTTTACAAATGCCGATACACCCCGTTCACCGCCAGAGTCAAGCGTGCTGCCCGGTCCGAACCGGACCCAATGCACAAGCTCTTGCCATTGAGGCCTCTCACCCAGTATTTTGGAAATCCAAACCTGAGCAAGTCTAACTACCTCTCTGAGGTATTTGTCGGTGCTTAGAGCTTTCCAACCGTCATGGTTGAATCGCTTGCAGCGTTCCTCCGCATCAATAAAGCTGTTTAGTGCGGCGGCTTTACGCTGTTCTTCGCTTCCGACAAACATGAACTTCTTCAAGAGCCCGGCCAGGAGGCGTCTACCCCGAATTTCATCAAGGGTATATCCTTCAGTAAAGGGGACAATACACTGTAATCCCCAAATGTCTCCGAGTGTCATGACTGCCGCAACATCCCTGTCCCTAATAATTTGGTCCAGGAGCGCAGCGTCATCTTCTCGAAGGGCACTGGCCGAAATGCAATCCTTAGCTAAAGCATGCAGGATCTTCCAAGGATAATCCGCGGAAACCTGGACACCCTCACTTTTCATTGTGAGAGTCTTTCGCTTAGGCCTAGGCTTTCTCACCTTCGACTTATTTTGCACAAGTCTAACCTCCGTGATGTAACATTAGCGGTTGGTGAATGGTAAGTGGCTCCAAATAATAATAAGCACCCGCACGATTAATTGTACGAGAGCAAGCCACTTAGACACATCCTCTTTCGTACCCTCGTCAACCCCAAGGGGATCCAAAGGCAACGACGTCATTAGACGTGTCCCTGCTCACACAGCAGAAGAAAATCTGCGGAGCAAATGAAAGCAGCCATACGCTGCACCAGGTGGGTCTTCTCAGCCTGGGTCATGCCTACCGGAAACGAAACGTTCGTCTGAATTATACCAGACGCCCGTGTGTCATCCCCCGAAGGGTTTTCCACAGTTACATCTTCGGTAAACTTAACCGCGGCCTTGTCGACGCCATTGAAAATGGAAGTGGGCTTGGGGGGCGTGTAGTAGGTGGTCATCATATCTCTGGACAACGAGTTATGATTCTCGCCTATGTAATCTCCCCTGAAATCCGTACGACGAAGGTTAGTATAAACCTCGTCTACTTCCGGTGTCGTTCCATCGTCGCCGTCATCATTGACGGACAGTGTGATGCTATTTGCTAGTGTCATACGAGTACCTCCGACTATATTCTAAGGTTCTTCGTCATAAGAGGATACCTTCCCCCATACAACAAGTTCTTTAAAATAATAGCCAAATCAGTTAGTTTAGCGACATTTAGTCGCGGGTTCCAAGAGGGCAACACGCTCCTACTCGGATCGGGCAGTCTCCACTTTTCGGTCGTAATCTTGGCGTAAGTCTTGCCAATATCACAACTAATTTCACCTGAATACCTCTTGGTAGAAGTATTAGGATCATAGGTGGAGGTTGTTCCAACTACTGTAGTTAACTGAGTAGTCACCTTAGTGGTAACTATCCAGGAGGCTAGAGCTGTAAACCCAAGATTCGGGGTCCAAGCTCCAAGTGTATCCGACAAGTTAAAGAACCAGTCGAACACGAATGAGCAGGGGATGAGGTCAAATGCGCTTTCTGGCAATTTTGACAAACCCCATGGGTCCATGAGTGATAAATCCACATCACAGAGTACCCCCGCTCGACAGACAACGTCGACAGTATAACTTTGGTTCAGCAAAACAAAATGCTGACCCCACGGTTGACCGACCAAGCCAATACTGGCTGTGCCACTACCCGTGTAACTGTCACTCGTCCTACCCCTGAATGTCTGGCGAAGCGCTTCAAATTGCTTATTAAAAGCATTCGTTGCACCAACCAAATCATAATACAGAGGCCTCCAACCATACCGGATTTCCATATACCGGTCGGCGAGAGAATTCAGGCTGAATTCGCCCTTGAGGCTCTTCCAGGCTGCTTTCGGTGAGTAAAACTTAGTACTAAGTGCATAAGCCTTCTTGGCTATTAATGCATCTTTCCTAATCTCCGCCAATTGCAACCTTTTCAAGTTTCTCGCGAACTTCCTCAACCTTCGGACTGTGTCGAGTATACCGTTAATGGTTTTACCCGACTCCATCAGTGAGACCAAGGCATATATCTCTGAACTATCGATATTCGCCCAGGACTTCGTGATGGCTCGTGCCTGTAAGCTCGCAACATCAGAAGTGATGTCAGCGGGCTGCAGAAAGAAACTACTGCCGCTTGCTAGAGTAGAAAGGGGAAGGTTCTTACTCCCAACACTCTCCATCTTTAGGCGGTCGTACCAACGCTTCGCAGTTGAGCTATAAAGCTCGTTGAGAAGCGAACTCTCAAAGCTCCATTTCGGGTAGATTTCTTCTACCTTACGTGAATAGAGGGGCGAATTTACTATCTTGCCCTTTCCACTCAGAACTTTGAACTGCGGAGTTACAACGTCTTCCATGTAGTCCGTTTGGCAATTCCGTATCATATCAGTCAATACGATATCGCTATCCGAATTTAATGGGAGACTAGTGAGTGTACCTGGATACCAGACTTTCTGGTTATACAAGTCATCACCAGTCACGTTGATGGGCACTCTTGAGCGAGTGCGGATCTCGTCTGCCATATAATCCTCATTTCGAGGCGTTATATGAGGTAGAGAGAGACCATTCGCCTCAGGGCTGATCTCTTCACCGTTTTGGGGCACTTGCCCCCAGAGAGGCACCTCTAACGAGGTAGCCGGAACCCCACC